GGTCGTTCGCACGCGCGGGTCATTGCTTGATACGTCGCAAAAAATGCAGCAAATACATGTAGTTAAGGCTTAGCGTTATTGCGTGTGTGTTTTTTGTTGTTTTCCGTCGGTTTTATTGGGCGTTGTCGGTATTCTTTTCTTTTTATTGTTTTAGTTTCGTTTCTTTTGGCCGCAATTTGTTTTCTTTTTTGGCCTCGCTTTATAGCTAGAAACTCATGGGTGTTTAGGTAATCCATGAGCCCACAATAATGCTTAGCGTCGCAATTATGCAATCAAAAAATGTATTATAGAATGAAACATGGAAAAACTAACGTATTCGGCTTTTGCGAAAAGAATGGGTTTAAATCCGTCGCAAGTCACTAGGGCCGTACAGACTGGTAAAATAATACCCGAGACCGATCAAGATGGAAATTTATTTCTATACTTCGAAAAAGCAAAAGACCAGTGGGAAAAAAACCTAGACCATACCCAATCAAAAAGTGCAATGACTCGCTATAAAAAACAAAAAAATGAAGTCAATGTATCTTCTCAACCAACAATCACTGAATCAAAACAAAAGCGTGAGTACTACTTGGCCGAGCAAGAAAAAATTGCCTACGAATTACTGGTTGGAAAAATTGCCAAGACTGACGAAATACAAAAAAAATGGGAGGGTATTATTACTCTTGCCCGAAGTAAAATTTTAGCTATTCCCTCTAAAATTAGACAGCGCATTCCTGAAACAACATTCGCGCAATATCAAATCATGGAGCAAATAGTTATTGAGGCATTAGAGGATTTGGGCAGTGGAACCACTTGAAGAATTAGTCCGTAATACACTACGAAAATTTTTGCCCCCTCCAAAACTTACCCTCTCACAATGGGCCGACAAGTACGCGTATTTGTCTAGTGAAAGCTCAGCGGAAGCAGGAAAGTGGCATACAATCCCATACCAAAAAGAAATAATGGATGCGATAACAGATCCAACTATTGAGCACATCACTGTTATGAAAAGTGCCCGTGTTGGTTTTACAAAAATACTTAACCACACAATTGCGTACCACATACACCAAGATCCTTGTTCGATCATGGTCGTACAACCGACTGTAGAGGACGCCGAAGGTTATTCAAAAGAAGAAATAGCGCCAATGATTCGCGACACTCCCGTTTTACAAGGTGTGGTTTCGGACGCTAAAGCCAAAGACGGAACTAACACAATTCTTTTAAAAACCTATGCGGGCGGAACTCTTTCCATGGTCGGAGCAAATTCTCCGCGTGGTTTTCGCCGTGTCTCGAGAAGAATTGTTTTGTTTGACGAAGTGGACGGTTACCCTGCAAGTGCGGGAACCGAGGGAGACCCTATAAAACTTGGTATAAAAAGAACCGAGTATTTTTGGAATAGAAAAATAATAAGTGGTTCCACTCCCACCACAAAAGATTTTTCTAAGATAGAACGCTTGTATAATAGCACCGATCAAAGACGTTTTTATGTACCATGTCCCCATTGTGGTCATGAACAATATTTACGGTGGCCACAAATGAAGTGGCCCGAGGGAGAACCACAAAAAGCTTATTACGAATGCGAAAAGAATAAATGTATAATTGACCATAAAGAAAAAAGAGCCATGGTGGAAAAAGGGACCTTTAGAGCCACGGCCCAAGGCAATGGTCGCCACATTGGTTTTCATATTTGGGCCGCTTATTCTTTTTCTCCTAACGCCACATGGGGAAATTTAGCGGAAGAATTTTTAGAAGCTAAAAAAGATCCCGACACATTAAAAACTTTTTTAAACGCCACACTTGGTGAAGTTTGGGACGAAGAACACACAACAAAACTGGAAGCATCGGAATTATTCGAGCGATGTGAATTTTACAAAGAGTATGTGGCCCCTGAGCCTGTCGTTGTTTTGGTGGCAGGTGTTGACGTACAAGATAATCGCTTAGAATGTTCGGTATGGGGTTTTTGTCACGATGAGGAAGCATATTTAATTACTCATCAAGTGATCCATGGCGATCCTTCTCGCCCTGACGTGTGGAAACAATTGGATCAAATTTTATTTAAACCAATTCGTCACGAGTCGGGAGCGGAGCTTTACATTCAAGCCACTGCGGTCGACTCAGGGGGACACTTCACACAAGAAGTCTACGCATACACAAGAGAGCGAAGAAACAAACATGTGTTTGCGGTCAAAGGTCAATCACAAAAAGGCAAGCCACCCCTCGGTAAAGCTGTAAAAGTAGACATGACTTTTAAAGGAGTACCTTTTAAAAATGGTGCTTTAGTCTACCCTATGGGATCGGACACAATTAAGGACACATTATTTCGTCGCCTAAAAATAACTGAGGCAGGGGCGGGATGTTTACATTTTTATATGGGCCTTGGCACCGATTACTTTGAGCAATTAACGAGCGAAAAACAAAAAGTTCGTCTGGTCAAAGGGTTTCCAGTGCGAGAGTGGGTTAAGAAGAATCATGCGCGCAACGAAGCTCTCGACTGCTTGGTAATGAGTTTCGCAGCATTGCATTATCTTTATTCCCGTAAAAGCAGGCGAACAATGTTCGCACAGTACGAGGGGGCATTGAAAAAGGCTCCAAAGACACCGACAAAACAAGAAGAAATAAACCCCATTAATGATGAAAAATCTTCCGATAATAGTGAAAAAACGCCAAATAAGCCCGAACAAGACAAGAATATGTTGGAATTGCAGAAAATAAGAACGCGACCTATAATCAGAAGAAAAGGCTTCATTAATAATTGGTAAAAAGGAGCACAATGAACATTTTCAAAAATATTGTTCAAGGCGAAAGCTTTACTTGGCGCGATGACGCCACAACCGATAATCTAGGCAACAATGTGGACTCTAGTGAGTACACATTAACCTATGAGATACGTGGTGCAACGGTTTTAACATTGACTGCCAGTGCCTACGACACTGGTTGGGAAACTTCCATTACAACCACGCAATCCGGCGCTCTTTCTCCCTCTGTTTATTATTGGCAAGCTTTTGCGACAAAAACAGGTAAGAAAATTTTACTTGGACAAGGTTCGTTTGAAGTCAAACAAAGCTTAGCGACTGTCACCAAAGCATACGATGGCCGATCACAAACGGAAAAAGATTTAGAAGCTGTGCGCGCGGCAATTAGAACTTTTGCTACAGGCGGAGCGGTACAGGAATACACAATCGGAAATCGATCACTCAAAAAAATGGCTTTGAATGATTTAATTGTACTTGAGCAACGATTGAAATACGATTTGAACCTTGAAAAGAAAGCCGAAAAGATTAGCAATGGTGAGGGCGACCCACGAAACTTGTATATTCGATTCAATCCCACAGGTGGAAGCAAAAAAGGAAGACGATAAATGTGGCCGTTTACTAATAAAAACAAAAAGAAAAAAATAAACACTATTGCCTATAAAAAATACGCCGCTGCTCAGTCTGACCGTTTAACAGCGGATTGGATGGCCACTAAAGCGACTGTGGATCAAGAGATTCAAAATGCGATTGGCCCCTTACGCGATCGAGCACGGCAATTGGAGCGCGATAACGATTATGTGCGAGCCGCTTTGAGAACTTTTGAGGACAACGTAATTGGTGAAGGAATTGGCTTTCAAGCGCAAACAAAAATGCTTCGTGGTGGGGCATTAAACCAAGATTTAAACGATAAAATCGAAGAACTTTGGTGTGAGTGGACCAACAAAATCAATTGTGATGTAAAAGGCGAAAGTCATTTTGAAGACATTGAGCGATTAGTTGTTCGATCGTTAAAAAGGGACGGTGAAGTTTTTGTACGAAAAGTTCGTCAGTCCTTTGGTAGCTCTAAAGTTCCCTTAGCGTTGGAAGTCATTGAAAGTGACATGTTGGATGAGCATTACAATGTAAATCCCTCTACCGTGAACTCGAATTACATACGAATGGGCGTTGAAAAAAATAAATGGGGCCGCCCTGTGGCCTATCATTTTTGGTCAAAACATCCCTCGGATGTTCCCTACACTACGGTCAATCAAAAACGCATTCGAGTGCCCGCCGAGGATATTTTTCACATATATGTTATAGAACGTGCGGGACAAACGCGTGGTGTTTCTCATTTGGCATCAAGCATGGTGCGTTTACATCAAGTCGAGGGTTTTGAAGGAGCCACAGTTATTCAACAAAGAGCCGGAGCTTCGTTAATGGGGATCATCGAAACTCCCGAAGGTGAATTGGTGGGAGACGATGTCGAGGGGGAGCAAAGAATCTATGATTTTGAGGCGGGAGCCATCAAAATGCTCAATAGTGGAGAAAAATTTGTGGTTCCTTCATTACCAAACACCATTGGTAATTTCGATCCGTTTATGAGAGCAATGTTACGCTCCGTTGGAGCGGGCTCAGGCGTTTCTTATGAATCAATTTCCAAGGATTACTCTCAAAGTAATTATTCATCCACTCGCCAAAGTTTATTGGATGAAAGAACTTATTTTAAAATAATTCAGAAATGGATTATTAGAAATTTCCACCAAGCTTTGTTTAACGATTGGTTGGAAACTGCATATTTATTTGGTGCCATTGAATTACCCAACTTTATGGCACAAAAATCTAATTATCTAAAAGTAAAATGGCAGCCACCACGCTGGCAATGGATTGATCCACTAAAAGAAGTGAATGCTTACAAAGAAGCAGTACGCGCGGGCTTTATGACTCAAACAGAAGTGGTCAATCAAAGTGGTGGGGATATTGACGAGTTAATGACACAAAGAAAACGTGAAGTAGAATTGGCCGAGGAAAACGATTTGTATTTTGAATCTAATCCTGAGTATGAATTAGACCCAGAATACACAAATCCGAATGCATCTACTTCAATGGATAGTACGGATAGCACGGACAACACTGACTCTACGGACACTACAGACACAGCCGAAGAAAAATCAATGCGCCGCAATAAGAAAAACAAATAAAGTTTTGTATAATTTTCCGACGGTACATTTACAGCATCCACTATTCGGGGGAATATTTAACTATGAAATTAAAACCGCAGTATCGTTTTTTCAGCACTAAAGATATTACTGTTGACCCTGAAACACGAACAATGGAGTTTTCTTTTTCGTCCGAACAACCTGTTAGACGGTGGTTTGGTCAAGAAATACTTGCTCATGATTCAAAATCAGCCGACTTCACGCGCTTAAATGATAGCGCCAACGTGCTTTTTAACCACAATCCCGATGTTATTGTAGGTGTGGTTGAGAGTGCGCAAATTAATTCCGATAAACGCGCTTATGCAAAAATTCGCTTTTCAAAGAACGCAAAAGCGCAAGAAATAATGCAGGACGTGCAAGACGGAATTATTAAAAACGTATCTTTTGGATACGAAGTAAGAGAAATGAAAATGACGAAATCCGATTCGGAAAAAGGCGATGTTTACACCGCTACCGATTGGATGCCCTTTGAAGTATCGTTTGTTTCTATCCCCGCCGATCAAACTGTCGGTGTTGGCAGAGAAATGGACGGTGTTGAGAAGGAAGTAAACGTCATTGAAGATTTAAAAATTGAAAACGAAACAAAAAAAGAAGGGGATATACCAATGCCAAACGAAAATCCAGTGGACACTAAACAAATTGCAAGCGAAGCCGCTTTATTAGAGCGTACTCGTTACGCTAAAATCAACGAACTTGGAGACAAATTCAATAGAAAAGAATTAGCTCGCCAACTTATTGAAAGCGGAAAAACGATTGACGAAGCTCGCGCAGCTTTCTTGGAAGCTATGGGCTCTGTGCAAGTTCCTGTGACTGGCCGTGAAGGTGAAATCGGATTGAGCGAAAAAGAAGTGAAAGAATTTTCTATTGTTCGCGCAATCAATGCTCTTGCAAATCCTCGCGATCGCTCTTTACAAGAAGCCGCTAAATTTGAATTTGAAGCATCCAAAGCCGCCGCTGAATTAGCTGGTAAAGCTTCTCGCGGTGTTATGGTTCCTATGGAAGTGCTTCGCGCTAAAATGGGAATTAAATCCAAACGTGACTTGTTGGTCGGCACAGCTTCCGCAGGGGGCGACTTGGTGGCCTCTGATTTGATGAGTGCTTCCTTCATTGATTTACTTCGTAATAAATCAGCTTTGAGCCAAGCTGGAATTCAAACTTTAGCAGGAATGCAAGGAAACTTTTCCATTCCCGCTCAAACTGGTTCCGCTACTGCTTATTGGGTTGGTGAGAACAGTGCTGCTACCGAAAGCCAACAAGTTGTTGGTCAAGTGGCTTTCTCTCCCAAAACAATTTCGGCTTACACTGATTACAGCCGTAAATTCTTGATTCAATCTTCAATCGACGGTGAAGCTTTCGTCCGAAATGACTTGGCTTTAGTGTTGGCTCTTGGTTTGGATCTTGCCGGACTCTACGGCTTAGGTTCAAGCAATCAACCTCAAGGATTGAAACCCAAATCCATTAACACCGTGGACTTTGCCGCTGCAACACCTACCTTTGCCGAACTTGTGCAAATGGAAACTGAAATTGCAACGGACAACGCCGACATTGGTTCGATGGCTTATATCACCAACGCTTCCATGCGCGGTGATTTGAAGAGTGCACAAAAAGTTTCGGGCCAAGCAATCATGTTGTGGGAAAATAACCAACTCAACGGTTACAGCGCATTCGCTTCCAACCAAGTTGCAAGCGGCGACATCTTCATGGGAGTATGGAGCCAATTGATTCTTGCAATGTGGAGCGGACTTGACGTCATGGTTGATCCCTACACTGGCTCTAAAGAAGGCACCACTCGCGTGATCGTATTCCAAGATTGCGACTATGGAGTGCGTCACGTTGAGAGCTTCTGCCGCGGAAATAATACTTTGTAATAAACAATTAAAGGGGGTGGCCCGAAAGGGTCATCTCCTATTTTTTAAAGGAGAAAAATATGATTCCAATTAATTTAGGTGACGACCTACAAGTTTTGAATCTTCAAACAAACGCTTCAATCACCACTGACGGAAACGGAACAGGCGTTGATTTGAATGATTACGAAGGTGAAATTGCCATAGTCTCTGACGTTTCGGCTCCCGTGGCTGGCTCAAGCCCCACAATGGATTTGAAAATTCAAGAATCTTCTGACAACTCAACCTACACCGATGTTACTGGCGGAGCTTTCACACAAGTTACCAGTGCAGCGGCTAGTGAAAAAATTTCATTAAACAAAAATAATTTGAAACGCTACATTCGCTTGGTCAAAGATATTGGCGGAACATCAAGCCCCCAATACTATGTCAGCGTGAAAGCATACGCTTTAAAACGCGTGAAGTAATATGTTTTCCGAAAACCTTGATGTCTTTTTAAATGACTTCGGTATCGAAGCACTTTGGAAAGACACAAGGTTTTTGGGTGTTTTCGATATGCCTGACGAAATTATTGCTCAGGGAGTAGTTTTAACTACGGATTATTTATTCACAGTTAAAAGCAGCGATATTGTTGGAATTCGAGACGGCGACACATTGACCATTAAAAACGAACAATATTTTGTTAGAAACATAAAAAAAATTGATTCGGGAGACTTTTCAATTTTGTCATTACATAAGGGTGAGTGATGAGCACAATAAGAGAGCAAATCCTAAATGCCCTTCACCAAACTATTCACGACATTCCTACCGTAGAAGATGCCAACATATTTCGCTCTCGTACAAAGGCCATTGACAGGCAAACAACTCCCGCCATTGTAATTGAACCTGAAAAAGATTCTCCCATAATGAATGTGCTGCCTTATTTCGATTGGTCCCTACTGGTAAAGATTGCCATAATTGTTCGTGGCGATACTCCCGACCAATTGATTGACCCTATTTTAGAAAAAATTCATTCAAAGATCATGGCCGACACAACACTTGGCGGTTATTCTATGGATGTGCAACCAAACGATGTTGATT